ATTCACGTACAGGTGATTTACTATTAACCATACCAAATCATGGATTAGTTGCTGGAACAAATACAATAGGTATATCAACAGAATCATTGGTATTGAGTTGTTCAAGAGATAATTATAAGACTGATCATGGTTATCCAAGAACTACTGATCCAGCACATAATGCTAATTTAGCGATAGGTTCTACTTCAATTAACACTCTTACAGTTAACGTAGGTCCTGGTGGTGGATCTGGGTCAGGTGCAAGTGTAACAGCAACAGTAGGACTTGGTGGAACTTTAGCATTTACAATTGGTGCTGGTGGTACAGGTTACATAAACCCAATAGTTACTATTCCACAACCATCATATGACAACTTACCAATAACAGGTATTTCAAGATTAGGTGTCGGAGCAACTACAGACACTGGTTCTGGTCAACTTATAACGATTGGTGTAGGTCCTTCTGAATTAACAGTAGGCATAGGAACTACATTATCAACTGCAAAAACATTTAGTATTGCCAGAGAAGGTCATTCATTTAAGGTTGGTGATAAATTTAAACCTGTAGGATTAGTTACTGCAAGAGGAGTAACATCAATGACCGATGTTGAATTTACAGTTCTTGATACATTTTCTGATAAATTTACTGCATGGAATTTTGGTGAATTTGATTTTATTGATTCGATTAAAGATTTACAGAATGGTGTTAGAACAAGATTCCCATTAAGATATAATGGTCAACTCGTATCATTTGAAAAAGATCCGACTGATGGCGATTCTGCATTGATTGACCTTGATGCTTTACTTTTAATATTCATAGATGGTGTGATACAAAATCCTGGAGAGGCATACAACTTTGAAGGTGGTGGAACAACATTTACATTTACAACTGCACCATCACCTAATGATGATATCTCAATATTCTTCTATAGAGGAACAGAGGGAGAGGATAGTTCTTCTGTCGAAGTAAAAGAGTCTGTGAAACAAGGTGATTTACTTCAAGTTTCAAATGTTGGAATTACTACAGCACAAACAACAAGAACAATTGCTGGAATTACAACATCAGATACAGTTCAAACAAACGTATACTCTGGACTTGGTATAGATGAAAATAACTTTAAACCTGTTAACTGGACAAAACAAAAGGTTGATAAGATTATCAACGGTGAGGTTGTTTACAAATCAAGAGATTCTATTGAGGGTTTAGTTTATCCATCAGCAAAAATAATTAAAGACATTGCAATCTCTGATAATGAAATCTACGTGGACAGTGCACAATTCTTTAATTATGAGGAAAATGAATCCACGATCAACATAGTTGATCAAATATCTGGATTAATTATTCCATCTGTAAATCCAGTTGCTGCTGGTATAACAGCGATTATCGCTGCTAATGGCACATTATCTCAACTTGTGATTAATGAAGGTGGAAGTGGATATGTGGGATCATCTGCCACAATATCAATCGCTCCTCCTGTAGGAGTAGGAACAACTGCCACCGCTACAGTTACTGTAACTAATGGTGTTATAACTGGAACAACAATTACTAATGCTGGAACTGGATATTCAGTTTCCAATCCTCCAGTAGTCCTTGCATCATTCCCTAAATTTTCTAATGAAGTTGTTGCTTCAATTGACACTATTGAGGGATTCTCTGGTATTGTAACTGGTATTACTACAACTACTGTAGGAGTATCAACACTAGGATTGAAGTTCTTCTTGAATAAACCTGCATCTAACTGGGGAAGTCTTTCTGCTGGTGATCCGATATATATCTATGATACTACAATCGGTGCAGGTGTAACATCACTTGCCACTAGTGGTATTGATGGTAATGTTGTTGGAATAGGAATTTCCTTCTTCGATAATATATACCATATACAATCTATAACCTCATCAGGAACTAATGCTGAAATAATTACAAACATTCATTCAAATGCTGGATCGAGTGTAAGTGGTATTTCATCTCTTGGTTCAGTTGAAATGGGTAAATTCTCATGGGGTAAATTATCTACCGTGACTAGATCATCAACACCTATATCAATAGGTGTAACTGGACTTACTGTTGGACTAGCAACAGCGTCTGGAATATCCACATTCCCAACCATCCAAAGACGCAATTATGGATTCAATGATAGTGGTGCGTTAAAAGCGGATCTTGGGTAGTATAAATATAGAAAAAAGCTGATCATAATGGCTGCAATTGTAACAGATCAATTTAGAATATTAAACGCAAGTAACTTTGTGGAGTCTGTTGAGAACTCCTCAAACTCTTACTATGTCTTTGCGAGTTTACCAAATCCTGCTCCATCAACCATTGGTTTTGGGAGAACTGGAACAGATATCGCAAGCTATAATTCTAAAGTAATACCACCAGTAGATAGTATCAATAATACTAATCACATTTCAGATACAATGTTATTTGGAAGAAGAATAAGCGATGCTAATGTAAGGAGACTTGTTAAGAAAACAACTTGGGTATCAGGTACGACATATGAAATGTATCGTCACGACTATTCAATAAATTCAAAATCACCATTAACTGGTGAATCAAGATTATATGATACAAATTATTTTGTGATGAACAAAGACTTTAATGTCTATATTTGTATCGATAATGGATCATCAGGAATCAACACAAATGGAAACGCATCAAAAGATGAACCATTATTTACTGATGTAGAACCAAGTAAAGCAGGTGAAAGTGGAGATGGTTATATATGGAAATATCTATTTTCTGTGGCACCTAATGATATAATTAAATTTGATTCAACTGATTATATTGCAGTGCCTAATAATTGGTCAACGTCTACAGATGCTCAAATAACTGCAGTCAGAGATAATGGAAACTCTCTTGTAAATAATAATCAAATTAAAAAAGTTTACATTGACAAACAAGGTTTAGGTTATTCAGCTAATATTACTGGTTTAGAAGTTGATATTTTAGGTGACGGTACTGGTGGAAAGGTTGTTATTGATACAAATAATCTAGGAAAAATTACTAGTGCAACTGTTTCTGCTGGTGGTCAAGGTTATTCTTATGGAATGGTTAATCTAACACCAATAAATTCTGGAGTATCTAGCACAACTGCTGCAAAACTAATACCAATTATCCCCCCATCTAATGGACATGGATATGATTTGTATAAAGAATTAGGTGCAGATAAGGTTCTAGTATATGCTAGATTTGATGATTCGACTAAAGATTTTCCAATTGATACTAAATTTGCACAGATTGGTATTATCAAAAATCCAAATCAAGCAGGATCATCCACAACAGTGTTCACAGAGGCTAAATTTTCATCTTTATCTGGAATAAAGTTTAGTAGTGTATCTGGAACTTTACCAACCGCTGGTAATATTATAAGACAAACAAGAACTGGTACTAATCCTAATACTGCTAAAGGATATGTTGCATCTTATGATGCTGAAACAAAAGTTTTAAAATATTTCCAAGACAGATCACTGTTTTTCAATCCTAATTTAGATGATCAAACTGATTATGTCGGTGTTTCTACTAGTTCAAAAATAGAAGCATTTGAATCATCAGCTAATCCTGTCACAACCTTACAAGGTTTTACTGGAACTGTTGATACTACGTTCACTGATAGTAAGGTAAATCCTACAGGATCAAAAGTAATCAGTCTTGATACTGAATTCACTTCAGGTCTCTCTATTCCAGAGATAAATAAAGGGACAGGTGATATAATCTACATTGATAATAGACCTCTAATTTCCCGAAACGCAAGGCAGAAGGAAGACATCAAAGTTATATTGGAATTTTAAAAAATGCCACAGAAAACTAATTTAAATATAAGTCCATATTTCGATGACTTTGATAAGAATGATAATTTTTATAAAGTCTTATTCAAACCAGGATTTCCAGTACAGGCAAGAGAATTAACATCTCTTCAATCAATTTTACAAAATCAGGTTGAATCTTTTGGATCTCACATGTTTAAAGAGGGATCTATGGTGATACCTGGCGGTATTACGTTTGATGATGAATATTATTCAATTAAATTAAATTCGGAGCATTTAGGAATTCCCATATCATTGTACATTGATCAATTAGTTGGGT